GTCCGCAGCGGCCGCAAAGAAGCAGCATGAACTTATTCAGAAAGAGATTCAAGTTGATATCAACAAGATCTCCGATCGCGTAGATGTACTTGAAAGGTGGCGTTGGATGATAGTAGGTGGTGCAATTGCACTAGGTTGGGCGTTATCAAAAATTGATGTCTTTAAACACTTTCTTTAAATAACGCTTGATTTCATTCTACTAACTCTATATAATATCTTTGTGTTTGATCAGAAAGGTATTATTGATGAGTTTGTGGCTAGATCATAAGTATGTGGGTTTGTTATCGAATCGGTTAGAGCGATTTCATCGCAAGACGTCCGATTTATATAATTGTAGGTGTCCTCTGTGTGGAGACTCTAAGAAGGATCTCACTAAGACACGTGGGTACTTGATAGCCCGAAAGGGTAGTATCATGTACTATTGCCATAACTGTGGTGCGTCCATGGGGCTTGGTAAATTCATTCAGCAAGTAGATAATACTCTTTACGATGAGTATATTCGTGAAGTTCTTCTTGATAAGAACACCAATAGAGAAGTAGAGCATGACGTAAAGCCAGATATCACCAAGATTGTTTGGCCAAAATACTTGACTGATTCACCGCTGAAGACTTTAAAGAAGATCTCTCAGCTTCGCTATGACCACCCAGCAAAAAAATACGTTGATAAGCGCATGATACCTACCCCGTATCATGCTAAACTATTCTTTTGTCCTAAGTTTAAACAATGGGTGAATGGTATAGTTCCTGATAAGTTTGAAAATGTTGAGAATGACGAACCTAGACTTATAATTCCTTTTCTTGATAAGCAAGGTAACTTGTTTGGATTTCAAGGCCGTTCGTTTAAGAAAAACGGCATTCGTTATATAACTATTATTCTTAACAATGATTATCCTAAAGTCTATGGGCTTGACAGTTGTAACCTAAACGAAAAGGTTTACATCTTTGAAGGCCCTATCGACTCAATGTTTATTAAAAATAGTTTGGCGATGGCTGGTTCTGACTTGAGTGGAAGCCTAAGTATAGAACCTAACAACGTAATTATGGTATATGATAACGAGCCTCGCAATAAAGAGATCGTTAAAAAGGTTGAACGCTCTATCGAAAAAGGCTATAATGTAGTGATATGGCCAGAGCATATGGAAGAAAAAGATTGTAATGATATGGTTATGGCGGGGATGGGCTTAGCTGATCTCAAACTTATAATCGATTGTAATACGAAGCGCGGAATGGAAGCAATGCTTGCATTTCAAATGTGGAAAAAATGTTAAGGTGAAACATAAATGAAAGTTAGATTAATCTCTTACTCACAGGCAGACAAAGATGCATTTAATGAATACGACGAGTACAGTACAAGCAATTCACTACAAGAGCTTATCGCCTTCTGTGCGCGTGTCTCCAATCCTTCCAATCAGTTCAATACAGAAACATCCAACAAACTCATCCGATACCTCATCAAGCACCAACACTGGTCGCCACTCGAAATGGTATCAGCATGTCTCGAAATTACAACCACAAGAGACATTGCAAGACAAATCCTTAGACACCGCTCCTTCTCATTCCAAGAGTTTTCTCAGCGCTATGCTGACCCTACTAATGACTTGGATTTTGAGACAAGAGAGGCTAGACTCCAGGATCAAAAGAACAGACAAAACTCAGTTGACACCGGCGATAGAGAGCTCAAGCGTCTATGGCAAGAAAAACAACAAGGTGTCATTAGAGCTGCTAGAGAAGCCTACACTTGGGCTATCAGTAACGGTATAGCAAAAGAACAAGCAAGAGCAGTATTGCCAGAGGGTAATACTGTTAGTAAACTTTACATGAACGGAACGCTTCGTTCGTGGATACATTATATACAACTTAGGTCTGCCAATGGCACACAGAAAGAACACATGGAGGTAGCAAGAGCATGTGCAACAGTAATTGCAAATGTCTTTCCGATGGTAACGGAATTTGTAGGCGAACAGGGGAAGAAAGAATGATAGAAACAGTACACGGAATTAAGGTTGATTATTCTCGCGACACGCTTTTTGATGAGCTTGGATTGAAGAGACTTAGAGAGTCATATATGCGCGAGGATGAACAATCACCGCAGGAACGTTTCGCATTCGTTTCAAAGACCTTTGGTTCTAATGAAGAGCACGCCCAGCGCTTGTATGAATACTCATCAAAGCATTGGCTATCTTATTCTACACCAATCCTAGCTTTTGGACGCACAGCACGAGGCTTACCAATCTCTTGTTTCCTTCCATATCTCGATGACAGCTCATCTGGCCTAGTTGATACACTTTCGGAAGTTAACTGGCTATCGATGTTAGGAGGTGGTGTTGGAATTGGTATCGGAATCCGTAGTGCTGACGATAAGTCTGTCGGCGTCATGCCTCATTTGCGCACTTATGATGCGTCAAGTCTCGCCTATCGCCAGGGCCGCACTCGCCGCGGTAGTTATGCCGCTTATCTTGATATTAGCCACCCAGACATTCTTATCTTTTTGGAGATGAGAAAGCCTACCGGCGATCCTAATATGCGTGCTCTTAATCTGCACCATGGTATTAACATTCCTGATTCATTCATGCAGATTCTAGAACGATGCATGTTGAATCCAGAAGAAGATGATTCATGGGAGTTGAAAGATCCTCACTCAGGTGAAGTGCGCGAGGTTGTTTCAGCAAAAGAACTATGGCAGCGCATTCTAGAATCTCGTATGCAGACTGGTGAACCATATATTCACTTCATTGATACATCTAATCGTGCAATGCCTCAGTTTCAGAAGGATCTAGGTCTATCAATTAGACAATCTAATCTATGTTCTGAAATTATTCTTCCTACAGACAAGAAGCGTACAGCTGTATGTTGCCTGTCTTCACTCAATCTAGAGTATTACGACCAGTGGAAGAATAATAAAAAGTTTCTACGTGACGTAGCGGAGATGCTTGATAATGTACTTCAATACTTTATTGAGAATGCACCGTCTACTATTGCTCGTGCAAAGTTTTCAGCCATGCGTGAGCGTTCTATCGGTGTAGGAGCTCTTGGATGGCATGCTTATCTTCAAAAGAATAATCTGGCCTGGGAGTCTCCTATGGCTGTTGGCGCCAACCTCAAGATCTTCAAGCATATCAGAAGTGGATTAGACAATGCAAATAAAGAACTTGGTGCCGAGCGTGGTGAAGCACCAGATGCAAAGGGTACAGGGCTTAGATTTTCTCACCTCATGGCTATCGCTCCTAATGCTAGCTCCTCTATTCTTATGGGTAATACCTCTCCTTCTATTGAGCCATTCCGTGCTAATGCTTATAGACAGGACACATTATCAGGTGCGCACCTCAATAAGAACAAGCACCTGGATGGCATCATTAAGAAAGCAGTGGAAGAAGATTCCGAACTAGACTATAATGAAATATGGTCGTCAATTATTGCTAATGACGGCTCATGTCAGCATCTAGAGTTTCTCGATCAAAACACCAGAGATGTGTTTAAGACATCGATGGAGATCGATCAACGTTGGTTAATTCAACATGCATCTGATCGTCAACAATATATCGATCAAGCTCAGTCTCTTAATCTTTTCTTCCGCCCAGATGTAAATATTAAATATCTACATGCAGTTCATTTCATGGCATGGAAGACAGGATTAAAAACTTTGTACTATTGCCGCTCAGAGAAAATTCATAAAGCCGATAAGGTATCAAAACGTATTGAGCGTCAGCGTATTGAAGAAGAATCCAAGATTGATTTACAATCAATCATTCAAGGTGACGCATGCCTTGCGTGTGAGGGTTAAAATGCAGAGAAGACCTCTTCACTTTATTACGAGAGAAAAAGAGTGGGAACTACTACAGCGTTTGCTGTCTATAGTCGACGATACTGATTATGACCCAGACACCACCGCTGTAATCATGGCTTCACCAGACTATTCTGCTACCGTAGCTATGCATCTTGCTCATGCATGGTCGCGCAAAGGAGAAATACTTCCTCTTATTCCAGTAGACGTAACATACCCAGATGAAGATCCAGAACCCTATATTGCAAAAATGGTAATGCAGGCGCCTGAGATCAGACCTTACAGTAAGATTGTTATGGTAGAGGCTGGGATCATCAGAGGTGGTAACTGGAAGTGGATGTTAGATGTTCTGTATCTTTGGGGATATAAACGCAGTGATATTACTCTAGTTGCATTGTTAGAGAACGTAGGCTCTAAAATAAAATCTGATTATGTTGGTGAGTATTATGATGATGATAAAGAAGAACTGATGTTTTATTTTGAGAGATACAATAAGCACTGGCCAGTAAAATAATGAACATAGCACTCTACGTACAGCACCCTAGGTGTTCGGTGCAGTGCGGTAATGGTATTATTAAAGCACTTCATCCTAAATACAAATTCAAAATATTCTCAAAGCATGAATTAGAGAGTGGATTTTTTAACGATGTTGATCTAATATGCATACCAGGAGGTGTTGGAGACGCAGTCACATTCCAGCACTTAATGAGCAATCACAAGAGTAGTATTAGAAAGTATGTAAGAGACGGTGGTCGTTATCTTGGCATTTGTATGGGTGCTTATTGGGCTGGACCAGAGTACCTAGATATTTTTGATGCGACTATCGATCAATATATTACTAGACCTAACTCATGTACAAGAAGACCACATCCTAAAGCAATAGATGTAGAGTGGTTAGGTAATAAAGATAAGATGTATTTCTATGACGGCTGTACAATTATTGGTGATAATATGGATATTGTGGCTACCTATAGCAACGGTGACCCTATGGCTGCTATACAAGGGAAAGTTGGTGTGATTGGATGTCATCCGGAAGCTGAAGCACATTGGTACAACTATCCTTCATGGATGAGAAAGCATTATAGTAAAGAAGCAGAAGACAGACATAATAAGTTGTTGTTAGAATTTGTAGATACTTTAATGGAAAAATAATGGTACTTGAGATATTTTTATATGGATTTTTTTCTGCCTTTGGCTGGTGGACGGCTAATCACTATATTATTGACCCTTACTTCCCACCTGCAATAGAAAAGAAAAAAGAAGATAAAAAATCTGAGTCTTCTGCTACCGAACAAACTAAAGAACAAATAGGAAAGTAACATGGTAAAGAAAGATAAGTTAAAGCTAACCGATGAACGCACGTATTTTAAACCGTTTAATTATCCCTGGGCATATGATGCATGGATAAAGCACGAACAATCACACTGGCTGCATACCGAGGTACCAATGCTTGAGGATGTTCAGGATTGGAAGAAGAAGCTTACCAAAGAAGAGAGGCAATTTCTTACTCATATCTTTCGCTTCTTTACCCAGGGTGATATTGACGTAGCGGGTGGATATGTAAAGAACTACCTACCATATTTTAGTCAACCAGAAGTTCGTATGATGTTAATGGGCTTTGCTGCTCGCGAGGCCCTACACATTGCTGCTTACTCTCATCTTATCGAGACGCTAGGATTACCGGAAACAACGTATAATGAATTTCTTGACTATCAAGAGATGAAAGATAAGCACGAGTACGTTATAGACGTAGCATCAAAAAATGGAGACGCTGCTTCAACTGCAACCCACATCGCCGTGTTCAGTGCTTTCACTGAAGGGATGCAGTTGTTTAGTTCCTTCATTATGCTTCTTAACTTTCCACGTCACGGTAAGATGAAGGGTATGGGTCAGATTGTTACGTGGTCTATTGTTGATGAAACTCAGCACTGTGAAGCTATGATTAAACTTTTTAGATCTTATGTTGAAGAGAATAAGCATATTTGGGACGATTCTCTAAAGGGTAAAATTTATTCGATTGCTGAGAAGATGGTTGAATTGGAAGATAAGTTTATTGATCTAGCATTTGCAATGGGCCCTATGCAAGACCTTACACCTGATGATGTAAAGACATATATTCGCTACATTGCCGATAGGCGTCTTATCTCTCTGGGTATGAAGGGCATTTTTAAGGTTAAGAAAAACCCTCTTCCGTGGGTAGAAGAAATGATTAATGCACCCACTCATACTAACTTCTTTGAAAATAGAGCAACCGATTATGCCAAGGGAGCACTATCAGGTGATTGGGATGAAGTCTGGGCATGAGCTACAGCTTTACCGTTGACTGGTTCTCATCTAATATTCCTTACTGGGAACAGGCACTAAAACTTTACGGTATTAACTCAAGTAAGCCTATCAGGGTATTAGAGGTAGGAACATTTGAGGGTAGATCAGCATGCTGGATGTCAGACAACATTCTTGATCATCCAGACAGCAAACTGTTTTGTGTTGATACTTTTCAAGGTGGTGAAGACCATCAAGTAGAGGGCGACCCATATCAATTGAATACCCTCTTTTCGAGATGTATAGAGAACCTTAGGCAATCCAAAAACTTCGAAAAGATATTTGTAGCAAGTGAAAGATCTGACGAGTTTTTTAAAAAGTATAGAAGTCTATCAACGAATATCGAAGATGATTTTTTTGATCTAATCTATATTGATGGCTCTCACCTAGAAAAAGACGTATACAATGATGGGCTATGTGCCTTTAGATTACTCAAGCCAGAAGGATTGATTATTTTTGATGACTATGGATGGCCATCGGATGAGGGGTATCCGATTCGCCAGGCCCTCGAACAGCTAGATAACAAGCTAGCTTGGACTCCCATTCATACCTTTTGGCAGCGAATGTATGTTCATTCTAGTTCCTTTAAAGGAGACATAAAAAACTAACAACGAGAGGAAATATGGATAACAACTATATCAACCCCACCGCCAACATTACCTGTCAAAGTTGCTATTCAGAATTCGTGGTCATAAATGAAAATGAAGATGACGAAGTAGCTTTCTGTCCATATTGCGGAGAACCATTAATTGAAGATTATGATGAGCTAGAGGAATTACCAGAAGACGAATAATCCTCCTATATAATAACAGGAGGAATTTAAATGTCATGGATTTATAATGGAATTGAGTATACTGAACCACAAGAAGAATATTACGGGTTCGTTTATATCATTACCAACATACTAACCAATAGAAAATACATCGGTAAAAAACTTTTTTGGTTTAAAAAGACCAAACAGGTGAAAGGTAAAAAGAAAAGGTACCTAGTGCCTTCCGACTGGATTGAATATTGGGGATCATCAAAAGAACTACAACAAGATATACTTGCTCAGGGAAACCAACACTTCACCCGTGAGATCATTCACTTATGTAAGAATAAGGGTGAATGCTCTTACCTCGAAGCTAAGGAACAATTCGATAGAGAAGTTCTTATGAGACCCGATGAATATTATAATGACTGGATTATGTGTCGAGTACATAGAAAGCATATACAAAAAAAGTAGTGGATTTTATTTAAATGATTTCCTATAATTACAAAGTAAATTTAACTGCCCGTAGTACAACTGGATAGTGCATCTGCCTTCTAAGCAGACTGTTGGGGGTTCGAGTCCCTCCGGGCAGGCCATTTTACTATTACACAAAGTACAGACATAGACACAGAAAGAAACAAAGATGCTGATGCAAATGAATAAGGCGGGTTACGATGAACGACACGGTGGTGCCTACGATCGTGGATCGGCTGACTCCTACTACAATCGACCCTTCAACCCGCATATGTATGCAGGTGACACTATGACCAGCCCTCGCATTCCTATGGAGTGCATGACCGCTGAAGAAATCACGGCCTACACCGCAGGCTTCCGCGACAACGAACAGTTCAGCGACAAAAGGACTACCGATGAAGATAATTAAATTTTACGCTGAATGGTGCGGCCCTTGCAAAGTACTTTCTAAGACATTGGAAAGTATGAAGGATGAGTTGTCTGTAGAGATTGAAGAGGTAAATATTGA